TGGTCTGAATCGCAGATGTCTTTTACATCCGGCATCAAATGTGTCTCATGCATATCAGTCTCCTTATCTTTTACAGTACCAGCGAGAGAGGCCCCGTCAACTACTTGTAGTTTACATATACCACACTGGAGCATCCCGTCAGCCATATGTATGTTAAGCACGGAGTCACATCTAGGACAACGGCCTGCGTCCAACCGCTTTTGCATAGACCCGTCCCCCACATCAATGTTTCGTGTTGCAGTCATAGTTGTAGTCCTCTTCTTCTTCTTCCTCTGGGTCCTCATCATCACTCATAAGAACCTGCTTGTTAGCCATAATCATGGCTGATGCTATCAACTGAGTAGCAACAACCGAAGAGTCCCTGTTCGCAGAAACAGCCAGCCCACAACCTGCGGACACCAGTATATAAGCTGCGAAATCAGGGTCCAACTCCATCTTCTCAAAGGCTATCATCAACTCCTGTATTAGAACCTGCGCCCTTTCGCTTTTCTTTTCTGCTTCTATATCCATAATTTTTCCCAACAAATTCTTTTTCCTGTGCATCGATGGCCTCAACGTCCCCGATACTAAACCCAAGCCTAGTCATGACAGCAGTCTTAGCGCGTGTCCTGTTCTCTGCTATTTCCTTTGCCTCTTCCTCATCGACAGCAACCACGTTCAATAACCGCGTGTACTCCGCAATGATAGTGACCTCATAGTTAGTCGCCTTAGATTTAAAAGCCGTTGTTGTTTTTGCTTTAAGCATAGTAACCATCCTCCCATTCATAATCAAAAATCTTATCCAGATGCTCAATGATATCAGTCGGCAGATACCGCAGTGGATCTTCATAGCCCAGTGATTCTGGGGCCCTGTCCGCCGCACCTCGGTCCTTGATCCTTTGAACTATCTCTGGCTTCCAATCATCCAAGATACCTTTGTTGTCCTTGTTAAACAGGATAGACTTCCCGTCCTTCAAGATGTCCAGTATCATGTAGTTATGACAGCCCCAGCTATCAGTCTCGCAGGTATAGCCAAGCTTTTCAATCTCGCCCTCAACCTCATGCGTACCGTTCCATGCATCTCCGTCCCCGAACCCGAACTTGTCGAACGCTTCGGGCCACTCCCATTCTATATATACTCTAGGCATTACCCATTCTCCCTTACATCCAGATTAAAGTTAAATCTTAACGTATCATTAGCATCAGCAAGCTCCTGCAAATCAAACGCGGTGACATATTTAATGCCGCCATTCTCAGGATATAAAACTGTGTCCAGCACACTGTCCAGCTTGTCATATAAATCCTTCACCGCCTGCCGCTGGTCATCGGACAAGGTATTGAAAGCCTCTAATCTTTCACAAGCCTCCCGCTCCCGCTTCTTATTATAGTGTTCAATGCGCTCATCACTTGACATGTTCTCAATATTTTTTGGTCTACCCATAACTATACTCCCAGCTTCTTTTGTAATGCCCACAATCGGGCTCTAATTTTTGCAGCTTCTTCCATCCAGCCAGCTTCTACCTGCCAATTACAATCTGGTTGATCAATCAGGCAGGCCAAATCTAAATCAATGCTGTCGAATGTAACGTCCTCCTCTTCTTCACAATTAACAATCTCGAATAACGGAGCAGGGCCGTAGGTCCAATGCCCCACATCAGCATGGTCCTCAATCATGTCCACAAATCTATTCCGCATCGGCTCACGGTACTCATTGTGCAAGAGTTCCATAACCCTCACCTTTGCAATCGCCTCATTAGGTGCTGAGATTACGAAGTTTTTATCGCAATAAAAGCTTGCGTCTATTTTGATGTTGTATTCTTTATCCATTCTTCCTGTCCTCAATACGTTGTTTCTGTTGAGCATACATAGAGAGGTCATCGTCACACCTATTAATGATATCCTGCGGGCAGGGCATCTTTTGAAACAGGGCTTTTGCCTCTTTATGAATTTCCATAAATTTCTGGTCGGCTTTGGCTTGGCTAACCTCGCCATCCTCATGCAGGTTTTCTGGAGCTAGGGAGGAGGCTATCTCTTCCCACTCATCTATCAGTGTATCAAACAAAACATCCATCTCTATGTCATGCGCCTTATCAGCAAGGACGTATGCTATCTCGTTTGCATACTCATCCTGACATGTGCCAGTCTCGAAGCAATCTTGCCAGTGACGTAACGCCGCCGCGAATTTCTTGTTATCCATAAACCTGTTCTCCAAATAATCCGAATTGAATAATCATGTCAGCCTGCTCGGCATCGATGTCACATGTGCTGGGGTTGCCTATCTGCATCTTTAATTCTGCAGGCAGTGCATTGATACCATCAACAACAACACTAAATGCAAGGGCCGAGATAGTCTCAGACTCACCATCGCCCCAGCCCTCATCACCATATTGAACTATGATAGGAAAATTACCGATGATGTCCTGCCCCTGTTTCAAGTTGTTGCCATCAGTAAAGACATCATCCATCCAATAACTACAGCCACCCTCAAGAGCCGTGACCCATACGGCCTCGGCAATCTCTGCCCAGCTATCCCAGCTTGGCGTGTATCTAATACTAATTGTTGGTATCGGCATCTGATTCCCTCCGTTTAAAACCTGTTTGCTTGTCAAAATTTTCCCATGTAAATCGAGCCTGAGTCTTTGTCTTTGGGTCCTTGCCCCAGCTTACAAACAAAACATTCACAACTGTGTTGGTTGTCTGAACAAAACCAAACCGTGCTTTATCTTTTGCCAGCACTGTCACAAACTCCCCTTTCAAAGACACTTCAGAACCAACTTTCGGAAGCTGGTGAGCCTTCGGGTTTTGATATCGCTTGTGCCTATACCCTTTCGGAGGAGTATAATTTTTATAATCTTTCGGCAAGTTTTCTGCGAAATGCTTCAGGGCTTTCTCATGGCCCTTCAAAACTTTCTTGGAGGCCGTTGTAAAATCCTTAAAGGTCCATACATCAGACATCTGATTCCCTCCACTTAATTTCTATGCCCTGCTCCCTCGGACCATAGACCTGCTCTGTTATTGGATCCACACCACTTATAGAGTAGGCATTTACCTCGGATATATCCCTGCCCTGTAGCTTGTAAATGTCCCGAAGCTTGAAGATAAAATCCCCTACCTCATGCCACTCAAGGTCAATGGTTGAATGCCGCGTGAACCTTGTACCATCGCCGTGCAACTCGCCTTCTTCAACGGCCTCATCCATGATGGCAATCATTTCCTGTTTGAGCTTACCCATTTTCAATCAACTCCCATTCTGTAAATTGCTCCAACCCTTCACGCCAATCGGTCTTATCGTAGTCCGTCCATTCCTCTGACCTGTCGCGGTTTATCTCTTCCAATATGTCCTCCAAGCGCATTCGGGGATATATAGACCCATCGCTTCTGTCGCGTATAGCATATGTCTTTGGCTTACCCATCTTCAAAGCCCCTCTTCATTACAGTGTGTGTCATCTTGCCAGTCTCTCTCCAGATTGTTTCGTCAACCTCTTCATCATAAGTACCTTCCCAAATCTCTACCTTCAGGTCCTTATCTTTCTGGCTGTATGTCACATAATAATAATAGTCACAGCAACTTTGCTCTTCCATGACAGAAGGTACAGAGGCATGCCTAAACAAACCTATCAGCCTACACTCACCGCCGTTCGGGTTCTTGTTCGCCGCGACAAAAGCCGCCGCAAATTCATCCGCCTCAAACCTTGGCAACTGCCATGCATATTCTTTAGCCGCTTCGATATGAGATGCCGCACCTGATGGATAGTTATCATAGTGCTTATATACACCATAAAAATCACTACCGTTCCGGCACTCCTCATCATAGAAAAAATATACTGCCCTAGTTCCCATTGTTACTCTCCATTTCTTTATACAATTTATCTAATTCTTTAGTGTGCGTTTCAATCTTCTGACGCTGGGCATCATACCAACGCCGCCGCATACTCTTATCAAGTGATGGTGGCGGCGAGGCATCCAATGCCATCTCTCGCCAATCCTTCACAGCCTTAATGCGCTCATCAATAGATAGCTTCATGAATACCTCCAACCTTCTGCATTTAATAAACCTAAAACATTGTCCAAGTACCGAGGCTCAACAGCCAAGGCATTACCAAAAAACAGCCATTCAGAACCAGCCTCATACGCAGACCGCGATTCTTCAGCCAACCAATCAGATGCAACAGCATTCTGTGGGCGGACCAAACAGATTGAACCGTGCAACTCGATAAAGAAATCACCGACCTCGGACCACGAACCTATGTCCTGAATCTTCTGTGCTTCTGTTGTCATATCAATTTTCCTCCTATATAATATGCCTAACTTCTAAGACTATAATATAAGATGATATGGGATAGTCAACTAAATAATTTATCTAATAGTGTTTTCTGTGAGATTTTATTTTTTAAAATATTTTTTCTGAAAATAGCGTAACAAGCGTAACAAGCGTAACAAACCCTTATCAGGCAACAGTTGTAGCTGTTACACTTCTGTTACACTGTTACAGTACGGAGGCCGCTGAGAGATTGAAAAATGAAAAAAGAAAATAAAAAACCTGTAGAAAACACTATAGGAAAAGTTGGTAGGCCAGCAGGTCTTACTGAAAGGCAAAGAACTTTTGCTAAGTATTATGTCGAGGGCAGATACAGCAATGCAGAGTGTGCGAGGATGGCGGGATACTCTGACAAATCTTCTATCACTATGGCCTCTAAACTTCTGAATGGGCGAGACTTCCCTGATGTGCCAGAGCTTATAAAAGAACTGAGGCAGGCGGCGGAAAGAAAATATGGGGTGACCCTGCTTAATCAGCTTAAACGTCTTGACGAATTGTCCAGAGGGGCTGAAGCAGAAGGACAATTTTCTGCCGCTATTAATGCTGAGAAGATTAGGTCCGCACTCGGTGGCCTCACAATAGACAGGCGAGAGGCAACCCATGTTCATCAACTCGATAGCATGAGCCGTGATGATATTGTCGCCAGACTTTCCGAGCTTAGAAAATCTTATCCTCATGCATTCATCGAAGGGGAGATGAAGAGTGCCAACAACAGAAGCGAAACTTTGGAGCTTATTGAAGAAGCACCTGCCGAAAAAGACCCACGCCCAGCGGATTGAAAACCGAGTATCAGAGGGCATGCCTGATGCTTATCTCTGCATAGATGGTGTGCCTGTTTGGTGTGAATTAAAAATAATAAAAAGTAATGGGATTACCCTACAACCATCACAGATAGCATGGCATCTCTCCCATTCTAGGTGTGGTGGCGTGTCTTTTTTTCTTTGTTACGCGCCCTCTGAGAGGCTTGCTTTTTTATTTGAGGGGGCTTCTGCGTTGGAGATCCAAGGATCTAGGTTCGAGGACCTGCGGCCTGCGGCTTTATATAGTGGATCCATATCTGATATGGCGTTGCACCTGCGACCTGCGGCCTGCGCCCTATGGTCTATATAAAAAAAGAGGGGACGAGATTGCCTGCCTGCGGCCTGCGCCCTGCGTCCCCTTAGTTTGGAGAAAACGTCTAACAAATAAAATGTAGTATGGGGAAAGAGCAACGTCAAGTGCTGCTCTTTCTTTCCCTAGTGCTTGTGATATGTGACTGTTTTAACGTCCGGTGACCAGCAGGCGCGGCACTCGCCGCACTTTCCACCTTGCGTAGGTGCAGGGCACTCATGACCGATAGGCGCTATGTCTTTCACGACCGCGCTTGAATGCTTCCACTTAGCCGGTGGCGCTTTGTCAATCATGGTGGCGCTAAAACGTAGGACCGCGTTATCTGGTAGGGCCTGCATCTTTAAAGCCTGCTTCCATATCGCGTGTTCTTTTGTAGGTATCCAATGTTTCTTTTCTGGTGTTGCTTTGACAACGTCCATAATATTCAGCGCCATGCCTACGTTTTGCACGTCGCCGCTATCGAACCACCGGAAAAACTCGGACCGACCGCGCTTTAATTCTGCGACCATGCGCGGCACAAAATCAATTGAGTTAAAAAATTCTAGGCGCTCGCTCATTGCATTCTTTACGACCGGATAACGATAGGCACCTTTAAGCGCGTAGCAGTCATGGCAGACTGAGCCCTTAACCTTGGCAAGCTTGGATCCAGTTTTGCATATGTTAGCGTCCAGGCTAATTGATTTGCCTGGCATCTTGCTAGTGTTTGATAAAATTTTAGCCATTATTTTTCTCCGTTGTTTTATAGTTAACTTATTATCTTATACTATCCCATGTAATGCAAGCCCTAAAACCTGCGGCCTGCGCCCTCTCTCTTTTATATAAAGGCCCAAACAAATAAGGCCCGCTTGCGCGGGCCTTATCTGGGAGAAAACTTTATTCCGCGAACGGTTCAACGTCCGTATCGCCCCAGCGCTGGCGCTTGAGATGGAAGCTTGTAAGGATTGGATCCGTGCTGGCGTAATGATTGACAGCTTCCATAACCCATGGCGCGGCAATCTCTAGCCGCTCACGGTTGCCCTTGTCCATGTATGAGACGGCTTTGTGCAGGTCATCCATTGCAACATATAGAGACTGGATGCGACTGGATGCAATCCCTGCCTGCTGTAAAAAGTATTCATAGTTTGTCATTTCATTTCTCCTTGGATGGGAGGGCCGAGGCCCTCCCTGTTAGATTAAAAGCCTGCTTTAATTGCAAGACGCTCTACTGTTTCATTCACTTCAGAATTAATGCTCTGACAGTTTGCTTCATGCTCTTCTATCACCTGCCATAATTCTTGAGGGATAGAGCTGTCTTCTCTGCAGAGCATCTCTGCCTCGCCAAGCACTTCTTCTAACTGAGAAGTGAGATGGCCTGCTTTATTTAGGCAGGCTAGCAATTCCTTATTTACTTTACTCATTTTTCATTCTCCATATTAACGACCCATTATTGGGCCTTGTCTTATCTTAACCCATACCATCACATAAATGTAAACATATAATTTATAAATTTTTCCTGCGGCCTGCGGCCTGCGACCTCGCTCTTATGTATCCTGTAAAATGCCTGGCGGGACCTACTACATGTAGTTAAGCTGCAGAGCTTTTTAGGCACAACATATAGTATGTCCTGCGACCTGCGGCCTTGCGCCTATGTATAATATAAAAAAATAAAGAAGGGGCCGGAGCCCCTTCCCTTTACCATGTCATGCGGATGCAGATTAGAATTACCATGCATGCCATCCAAGCTAGCAGGAAGTAACCTGCCGCATCTTCGACCTTGCGCTTATCCATTAGCTCTGCTCCCTGCTAGATACGTCGCCCATGCTGTTTCCATTTCATTACATACGCTATAGTATGCATCGTCCCCATTAATCTCATCCTGCCAATAATCTTCCATCGCGGTTAGGACAGCATCCAATGGACTCATATCATCCTCATGATAGTTTCTCCACTCAGCGTCTGGCAGGTCATTAATGCTAACGCCCATGGCGCTGTTAACGATGATATCGCACTCGCTTAGAAAGTGAGTAAACATATTCTCTCTTACTTGTTTCGTAGTTATCATAACATTCTCCAATGTCTTATTACCGTTTCGACCTTTTGGTCTCATCAGCGCCGGTCGCACCGGCGGACGGTAGGGGCCGAAGCCCCTATGTCTATTCATATATCTTTACGTCCCCCACTGTTTCAATCCATACTTTTGCCCCACATGATAGCGGCTTGTCAGGGCTGTATACGACGCGGCATGTGATGCACCCATCATCGTCTAATACTTCGACCGTGCGACCGTAAGTATTCTTCTTCCCCTGCTTAACCGTGAACACTGGGTTGCGGTCTCCGCTCTTGGCGTTTGCGCGGATGACATGCTGATTAACGTGAATTCTTGTGATAGCCATGTGACATTCTCCTATGTCTTTGGTGGAGGGGCCGAAGCCCCTCCGGTTGATTACTTGAGCTTGATTACTAGGCTCTGGTTCTTCGGCACTTCATTGGCTGTTATCCAGTCCTGTCCGACATGAGCTTGCCAGATGGCGGCAGGGACATAATTCTCCGCCTTTGGTGTTTCCAGACGGAATGCATCTGGATAGAAGCCGGCGCGTATCTCTTTCTCGAATTGCGCTCTTTCGGCCTTGGCCTTTTTCTCGGCTTCCTTAAGCATGGCCCATGTAGTCTGAGCGCTCTGGACGTTTGAGATAGGACGTCCGACCTTTCTTTTTACTGCAGTCATTTTTTTCTCCGTTTTTTGCAGGGATTATTCCCTTTAATATCTAAGATATTAAGTGATGATATGGGATAGGTCAATAGATAAAATGAATTAAATGCAGTTGTATTGAAACTATTTTTACAACCTATGGTTATCGGCCCCACAACTCAGGGTTACTAGGTCCGGTCCGCAATCAGGATCCAAAATTCTCGGACCCCCCTCCCCCTATATATGGGGGACCACTTCGCGCGTAGGCGCGTGGTATAGTTGGGTTGATAAATTCATTCAGATATATTATCGTTCGGGCATGGAGAACACCTCGAACCTAGAAATGCTTCCCGAAGATGTCCTCAAGGAAATCTACCTTCTTGAAGAACATGCCAAGCGTCTTGAGATGCGGGATAAGGCGCAGCAAGAGTTTATGCCTTACGCCCATCATGTCTATGATAATTTCATTGAGGGGACCCATCACAGAGTCATCGCGGAAAAGTTAGAGAAGATTGCCAGAGGCGAGTTGAAAAGACTAATTGTCAATATGCCCCCTCGACATTCTAAATCTGAATTTGCATCCTACTTGATGCCTTCGTGGTTCTTGGGCCGAAATCCAAAGCTAAAGATCATTCAGGCTACCATGAACACTGAACTTGCTGTAAGGTTTGGTCGTAAGGTTCGTGACCTCATTGCTGACCCCAAATATGCAGAGGTATTTCCCGACACTGACCTGAAACCGGATAGCCAAGCCGCAGGTCGTTGGGAGACTAGCGCTGGTGGGGAATACTTCGCAGCAGGGGTGGGAGCGGCGATGACTGGTCGTGGCGCTGACTTATTGATTATTGATGACCCGCACTCGGAACAAGATGCTTTGTCCTCGACTGCCTATGATAATGCCTATGAGTGGTACACTTCGGGTCCCCGGCAGAGACTTCAACCGGGGGGAACCATCATTATTGTGCAGACCCGGTGGTCTAAGAAGGACATTACCGGCAGGTTACTTGCTGCCCAAGCAAAAGATGTTATGGCTGATCAGTGGGAAGTTGTAGAATTTCCTGCTATTTTGCCTTCGGGGGAACCATTGTGGCCTGAGTTCTGGATGAAGGACGAGCTACTAAAGGTCAAAGCATCGTTGTCCGTGGGCAAATGGAACGCGCAGTGGCAACAAAATCCTACATCTGAAGCAACTGCGATGGTGAAGCGGGAGTGGTGGCGTCCGTGGGAAGAAGAGGAAGTCCCTGATCTTGACTATGTGATTCAGTCTTATGATACGGCGTACTCCAAGAAAGAGACTGCTGACTATTCTGCTATCACAACGTGGGGTGTGTTCCGTCCATTTAGGAACAGTGAAGAGCATTTGATATTGTTGGACGCTAAGAAGGGTCGTTGGAACTTCCCTGAGTTAAAAGAGATTGCTCGTGAGGAGTTTGACTATTGGGACCCAGAGCTTATGTTGATTGAGGCGAAGGCATCTGGTCAGCCATTGGCTGATGAAATGAGGTTACTGAACCTCCCTGTTGCTACCTTTGCCCCCGGTCGCCGGAAGGGTGGGGGCGGTTTAGATAAGACTGCGCGCATGCATATTGTTTCTCCTATTTTTGAATCTGGTAAAGTGTGGTATCCTGAAGGAGAAAAGTTTGCTGACGAAGTCATGGAAGAGGTCGCGTCATTTCCTAATGGCGACCATGATGACTTTTGTGATAGTATGACGATGGCACTGATGCGTTTTCGTCAGGGCGGCTTTGTCAGATTAGACGGCGAAGAGTTTGAGGACGATTACACCCCACGTAAGAGAGAGTATTACTGATGCCAAAGAATCAAAAACTAGGCGCAATGGAACAAGCGGTGCTGGCTATTGCCGAGTATAATGAAAGCCCTATGAAGAAAAGAATTCTGGCTAGACAGCAGGCTGGTGAGCAAAGCGTCATAGACAGCAGGCTAGCGATTCGCAAAGAAATAAGCGATGCCAAAGCATTAATGAAGAACCGTGGCGGGACGTTCAAGGGAACTTTCTAATGGCTAACGGACTTGAAGGCATCTCTGCTGCGGAGCTTCGGCGCATACAGTCAAAAGCAAACCGCAACATAAGCGATTTGACAAACCGAGAGTACGGCATCCATAAGATTATGGAAGATAATAAGATTGCCGGCGTACCTAATTACGGCAAGGCTGTAACTAAAAACCGTGGCGGCACATTCAAAGGAACTTTCTAATGGCACTACCTCCAACATCAGTAGACATGGCAATGGGCGCAGGTGGCCCGGCAATGCCCGAACAACAAATGACCGAGGTCCAAGTACCTAGCACCGAGGACCAATTACCTCCGAACGTGGTTCTGTTTGATGAGATGGAGGGCATGGAGGTTGAGGCCGAGGTTTACGACCACAATGCTAACTTGGCTGAAGTATTAGATGACTCGATTCTTGGCTCTTTGTCCTCGGACCTAAGTTCTAAGATTGATGACGATAAGTCTTCTCGTGATGATTGGGAGGAGTCTATCTCCAAGGGTCTTACGTTATTGGGGATTAATTATGAGGAGCGCAATGAGCCATTCATGGGTGCTTCTGGTGTAACCCATCCGTTATTGAGCGAGGCTGTTACGCAGTTTCAGGCGCAGGCTTACAAAGAGATGCTGCCACCGGGTGGACCTATTAAGACACAGATTATTGGACAGCAGACCAAGGAAGTAGAAGACCAAGCCCAGCGGGTTAAGGACTTTATGAACTATCAGGTTACTGAGGTTATGGAAGAGTACGACTCTGACACTGACCAGATGTTGTTCTATTTACCGATTACTGGCTCGACATTCAAGAAGGTTTACATGGACCCAACGCGGGGACGCGCTGTGTCTAAGTTTGTGCCGGCAGAGGATTTGATTGTTCCTTATTCTGCTACGGACTTGCAGACTGCCAGTCGTTACACGCATGTTGTTCGCATGAGCGAGAACGACGTTCGTAAACTTCAAGTAGGAGGAGTGTATAAAGATGTTGAACTATCTGTATCTGATGACGATGAGTCGGATTCAACAATTAGGGACAAGTCTGATGAGATACAGGGTATCCGTCCGGGCTACTCTGATGACATGTATACTATATACGAAACGCACATTGACTTGGATCTTGAGGGATTTGAGGATTTGGACGAGGAAGGTGAAGAAACAGGTATCAAGCTTCCGTATATCGTCACTATGGACGAAGCTTCTGGACAGGTTTTATCGGTAGTTCGTAACTGGCGTGAGATGGACCCGCTTCGACGCAAGCGTCAGTTCTTCACACACTATAAGTTTTTACCGGGCTTTGGCTTCTATGGCTTTGGCTTGTTGCATATGATAGGGGGATTGTCTCGTGCAGCGACATCTATACTACGCCAGCTTATTGATGCTGGAACTTTGTCTAATCTTCCGGGTGGTTTTAAGGCCCGCGGTGTTCGTATTCGCAATGATGATGAGCCTGTTAATCCTGGTGAGTTCCGCGATCTTGACGCTCCTGGTGGGGATATTCGTAACGCCATTATTCCTCTTCCATACAAAGAGCCATCGGGCACCCTCGCCCAACTTCTGGGAGTTGTTGTTGATTCTGGCAGAAGATTTGCACAGGTGGCAGACTCAAAGGTCGCTGACGTTAATTCAAACGCTCCGGTCGGTACAACAGTGGCTCTCATCGAGCAAGGCTCAAAAGTAATAAGCAGTATCCACAAGCGCCTACACTATGCTCAGAAGTCAGAGTTTAGAATGCTTGCCGAGATATTCTCTAACAACCCTACACCGTATCCGTATGCGATTGGTCCTAATATTGCACCAGAAGTAATGGCGCAAGACTTTGATGGGCGCGTAGACGTTCTCCCGGTCTCCGACCCATCAATCTTTTCTATGGCACAGCGTATGTCACTGGCTCAGACACAGCTTCAGTTGGCACAGGCCGCGCCGCAGTTGCACAATATGTATGAGGCTTACCGCCGGATGTACGATGCGATTGATGTGAAGAACATTGACAGCATCTTACCGCCGCCACAGCCACCGGCTCCTATGGACCCCGGCACGGAAAACTCTAAGCTGTTAATGGGCCAGCCCTTGCAGGCATTCCCACAGCAGGACCACATGGCTCACATTCGTGTTCATGCGGCTATGCTACAGCAGCCATCTACTGCTACTAACCCGCAGGCGTTTATGATGTTGAATGCTCACGTTCAAGAGCATGTAGCTATGCATGCTCGTGACTTGGTTCAGGATATGTTTACTAAGGTAATGCAGCAGGCGCAGATGGAAAATCCTGGTGAGCCTGTTCCGCAGATTAATCCTGACGCACTTGAAGCTGCTGTTGCACAGCAGATTGCGGATACAACTGAACAGTTGGCTCCGCTTCTAACTCCGCCGCAGCCACCTGACCCACTTGTTGCTATCCGCCAGCAGGAACTACAGAACGATACGCAAGAGATTCAGCGTAAGGCCATGAATGATTCAATGGACTTCCAGATTGACCAAGCTAAGTTGATGCAGTCTTATCAGATGTCACAAGAGCGCCAAGCTCTACAGCGTGAAGTTGCAGAGGACCGCAACCTAGTGAACGTCTATCGGATTGACACACAGGCCGACTTGAAACGTGAACAGTAATGGCTAAAACAACTGCTACAAAGTTAAACGAAGCAAGCGAAATAACTATACCGCTTCGTAACCTTATTAGTATGATTGCATTCACTGCTGTCAGTGTCTGGGTATATTTTGGTTTGACTGAACGTATCAGTTTCTTAGAGCACAATCTCGAATTAACTATGGAAGAAGTTGAAGAGAATGATAACTGGATAGATGAGTTTGAGCCACCCAAGTCTGTTCAAAACACAGTGACTCAAGTTCACGATTTGCAAATAAGTATGGCTGAATTAAA